ACCAGTTCGTATTCAGGGTGCTGCATCATAACTTCAATGTCGTATTGCGTATTGAAGTTGACAAAATTACCACTTACCAAACACTTGAACTGAGCCATAAAAATCCTTAAAACAAGAAAGGGGAGCAAGCCCCCCTCTCTTTACAGCATCCGTGCAATAACCAAATCAACGGTAGTTGATGCAAGGTCTACAGCGCCACCAGTTGTGTTGGTGGTAGCAATGGTCACGGTATTAGCAGCAGAAACATAGGCACGGCGCACAAGGCCAGCCTCGCTTACAGCAACAGACATACCAAGAACCATATCGCCAAGAGCAACACCAGTAACGGTAACTGTATCAGTACCAGCAGCTTGGTCTGCAACAGATGCAGAATCCAAAGTGCAGGAAACTGCCCAAGTATCAGAGAAAATTCCACGAAATTGGTCATTTCCACGGCGGGAAACAACAGCGGTAGCAGCAGCCATATTTGTACTCCTAAAAAAAGAACCCCCCACCGCTAGGCAGGGGGATTACCATTAGCTTGGTACGACCAGGGCAAATGCTGCGGACGAGTTAGGCTCGTTTGCAGTAGCGCTATCACGCAGAGCTTTTACGCCGTAGAGCGTATCAGCGGTCAACAGCGTAGCAAGGTATTCTTGCTTGTACTGAGTCTGAGTGCGAACACCAACTTGCTCAACAAAGACCAAAGCGTCTTTGTGCCCCATCAAGCAGACACGGGCAATTGCAGTTCCGCTTGCGGGGAACGCAGCGGTAGCAGATGCAGAGTCAGCGTTGCTGGTAGCAAAGACAGCCATGCCGTACAGTTGACCAATTTCGCCATTACGGATTGCATCACCATTGCCAACAAAAGCCTGCTCAGTGTAACGGGCAAGTCCCATCAACGTATTGCGGCTTGAAGGAGGAATGATGAAGAAACGACCGTCCATAGGAACATCGTTATCGTCCAGACGCTGAATAGTGCGGCGAATAGCCACATCAGTCAGAGCAGAGGCGTTACCAGCGCTGGAGTTGGCAGAGTAGTCAAAAGTTGTAGTTCCATCACCACCAATGAAGGCAGCGGTGTAACGAGCACTTGCAGCAGTACCACCATTGAAGTTGCGACCAAGCTGAATCAAATCTGTGTCAATTTGTTTAGCCAAGGAGTAACCAGCATCAGCAGTGTAGAACGAGCGCAGGCTGTTCAAGGCTTGTGCTTCAACGATGTCCTCAATCAAGCGGCTATATTCATAGTGCTTGTTGATGGAAACCTGAACTTCAGTCTCAGTAGCTGCAATCAAGGTAACGGCTGTGCTTGCTGCTTTAGCAGATGCAGTGCCACGGTAAGGCGCAGGAATGTGAACTACGTCACCTTTCTTGCCTTTGAAACTCATCTTCGTAACCAGATTAGCCAGAACAAGATTTTTCTTGTAGGCCGCAACGATTTCATCAGACCAAATTTCAGGGATAAAGGTATTAGCGGTGGTTGTGGTAACCGCTGGTGTAGGAAATGCCATGTTAATACTCCAAAATCAAAAGTTAGTTACTTGACTCGTCCCTCTGCGTATGCGGTCATGATTTCATCACTTAGCGCATCGTAGCGAGCCGAGTCGGTCATTTTCAGCCGAATCAGGTCAGCCCTTCGGTAAACCTTCTTTGAACTCTCTCCAGTTCCACCTGTATCAACTGCGGCAGCTTTCATGCTATTAGCCCTAGCTGTTTGACCAGCTTGTTCGGCTTGTTTAGTCTTCACGCCACGCAACTCTTTATAGGTAGAAATCAGCTCATTTGCCGAATCAAAGTCAAATTCACCATCTGCCCTTGCATACAAACCTAAGCGAACAGGTGAAGATTTCACCCAATTTACAAAGTTCTGGTCTTGTGCAACTTGCACAAAATCAGGGTGTGCCTGCGCCAGCTTCTGCTGAATCTGAGCCTTCTTGAATTCGATACCTGCTTGTCTAGCAGCTACCACATCAGGATGGCTATCAATCGTCTTCTGAACTGCCTTCTGTGGATTCTCAAAGAAATCTACTTCTGGCTCTTCCTCTCTAACATATTGTTGCTTAGAAGATAGGTTCTGCTTAATTAGCTCGTCTGCAAGTTTTCGTACTTCGCCAACTTCTTGTGCTTGCTTTCCAATGAGCCTTTCGGCCTCTTGGTGCATCCGCACAATGTCTTCTAAACTTTTGTCCCTGTATTTATCAGGAAGTTCATGGACTTGCTGCTGCTTAGTCTCTTCAATTTCCAACTCGCCAAGTGCTTCGTCTTCTTTGTCAATCAACATATCGTTTCCTTTTCCTGCCGTACTTTCGGTTGTAGGATATTAACGCGACACTTTCATGTTTGTGCGTTAGCTTTGCGCTCAGCTTTTAACTTGTCGGTATGTCTTTTTGAAAATTTCTCATACGCAGATGGGAAACTTCCAGACCAACCTTCCAGATTAAACGCTGGAGCAGAGAGTGCGCGAACTGCTAGTTCACCACACTCGCATTGGATACTTACCACCTCATAAGTGGTAAATTTCTCAAATCTTTGCCCGCATTTGCAGGCGTAATCATACATTCTTTTCATTCAATTCCTCGTATGCAGTCTCACTGGCCTCTTTCAAGGTTTTCAGCCAAGTAAGAATTGAAAGCTCACCTTTTTTGAATTGTAGGTCTTTTTCGTCAGAAACTGTTGCAATGTTGTTTATCGAAGCAATAATTTTATCAATGTCTTCAATTAAATCTTTCCAACCATCCATTGAGAACAGGTTGAACCTATCCTCGTAGTATTTCTGAAGCTCAGGAGTCAATTTGGTGTTCCTTCAAGTTCAGCCATACGAGCTACTTGATACGCCGCAATAACTTCAGCAGTCCATGCAGTGTGGCAGATTGCCACAACATTGGCGGGGATGCCAACTAGGTCTTGGCCTGGAGTCAAGCTGTTCCGGTGATAGATTTTGCTTAGTTCGTTGTTATCTTCCATTACGCAAGTTGCTTCACGGTAAAGAACAATACCGTTTTCTGCCACGGTAATTTGGTCAACAGTTGTAGTTTTAGTTGAAGACATTCAAATTTCCTTTTACGCCGAAGTGTTGTAAGTACCTGAGAATACCCATTTATACCCATCTGCAATTACAGTTGCTCCTCCAGCCCCAATGTAGTCTTGCAGGCCCGCAGTTGTAGTTCCTGCGGAAATAAAAAAGTGACCCATTTTTCCAGTTGCTCCATCTTCCCTGGCAACAAATATCTGCCTAGGAGTTCCAGAAAGGCTTACAGCAGCAAAAGGAAAATTTGTAATATTTGCACCACTAGCGGCACTTACGCTACTAAAAGAAATATACCCATTAACAAAACAAGTTTTTCCAATTTTCGTATATGCAGCAGCACTAGCTACCGTTGCGGAGCCACTGCCAAAAGTTACGGTAGGAGTCCAAGTGCCTTCTTCATAATCATCTAACGTGTTTGCATCAGATGATGCCGACGCGGTCGCAGGGAAAGTAATTCCAGACCCAGATGCAGCAGGAGTTGCGCCACCAACACCAAGAGTTGTTGATGCTATTGGTGTTGTTAGCGTTGGACTTGTGAGCGTCTTATTAGTAAACGTATCCGTGGTAGCGCGACCAACTAGTGTATCTGTCGATGTAGGAAGCGTCAGAGTTCCTGTATTAATGATAGTGCTGATTACAGGAGAAGTCAGAGTTTTGTTAGTCAACGTGTCGGTAGTCGCCTTGCCAACCAGGGTATCTGTAGCCGCAGGCAGCGTAAGAGTTGTAGTGCCAGCTACCGCAGTAGCCTGCAATGTGGTAGTGCCTGACGTAGACCCAGACAGGTCAATTGCATTCGGTTTAAGTGTGACGGTAGTTGCCATAATTGTTCCTGTTAAGGTGTCCCATTCGATACGATATTTGTAGCGGAAGTGATGACTCCAGTGGATGACATAGACGCTATTGTAGTAGCACCATACTTAAACACCAATTTCCCACCAGATTCTTGAATCGTAAAATTTGTTGTTACAAGGCTAGATGCGCTTCCAGCAGCAATAGATGCCCATGAGGTTATTGTGCCGTTTGTCGTTAAATATTTGCCATTATTGCCTGTTTGACTAGGAATTAAGGAATTTATTTGCGTTTGCAGGCTGGCAATAGAGTCAAGTACAGACTGAGAAGTCCCGCCACCATTGGTGATGACCTTAATCTTCTCTGCGACATCCATCGGGATGACTTCACCAGCATTGATTTCCTGTCCGTTGCTCAAAACGATGGTTAGACCGCCATCAAAGTCAACAAATGCGTTGGCTACGCTTACGCCATCTTCACCATCTTTTCCATCTTGCCCAGAAATCCCTGGTGGGCCTTGCATCCCATCAACTCCAATGCGCCCATCTTGCCCATCTTTGCCATCACGCCCAGGTTCACCATCTCTGCCTTTAGCAATGGCACTAACCTTAGTCTGCATGACATTGTTTAGCTCATCAAAACGAACTTCAAGGTCAGATTTGATTTTTTTCAAACCCTGAACAACAACTTCTACGCTTTTTCCAAGGTTGTCACTGCGATTTTGCTGAAGTCGGTTGGAAGCAGCTTTTTGTATGGCAGAAGCCATAGCCATCTGCTCTTCAGCAGACATTTTGCTTACTTCATCAAGAATATTCATTACTGCATTTCCGTAGTGATGCGGTTAAGGAAGTCTTGTTCCATTTTTGAGCTTTTATCTTGCATCTGTAGCTCAACAATCTTGGACTTGTTCTTAATGTCGGCCTCTTTAAGCATCAATTCAGCGATTTTGACACGCTTATCAAACTCAACTTGGTTGGCATCAGACTGTTGAGGAAGATTCTTAGTGGCAGCAGCCAGCGCCTTAGCCTGCAATTCCTGCGGCATAAGCTGGGCTTCGGTGTTGAGCTTGTTAGCCTCTGCACGATTCTGCTCTGCTTGAGTTGTATTGACCGCAATTTGTGCCTGAGCAGCCTGAAGAGCCAATTG